ATCTCCTACATTATCACCAGGAATTTTATTGACTAATACCTCCACAGTATAGTCTTTAAGCTCAGGAATATCTCCTACTTTATCTGTGATCTCTTTCTTGTAAGCTTCAATATCCTCAAGAGGAGCTTCTCCAATTAAGGTAATAGTATTGTTCTGATTAACCATATAATTACCTAAAGTAGTATTAGTACTCAACTTACCTGACACAATAGTATCCAACTCTTCATTAGTGAGCACAGGTGTTGGAACAGGTTCAGGCTGTGGCTCAGGAGTAGGTTTAGGTTCTTCAGGAGTGTTAGAGTTTTCTGTGTTAGGAGAAGCAGATTCAGATGTAGATACTGAAGTACTTTCACTAGTTGTAGTGCTTTCTGTAGTAGAAGTAGACTCAGATGTGCTTTCACTCACAGAAGTAGATTCACTTGTGCTAGTTGATCCTGTAGATGTAGATTCACTAGTTGATTCAGAAGTAGAAGCTTGACTTTCTGAGGTAGAGTTACTTTCACTAATAGACTCTGACACAGAAGTGCTTTCAGAAACAGATGCAGAAACACTACCACTTTGTGACTCAGGCTTTTTATCTTCCTTAGAAGATTCACCACATTTAACAATAATTGTTTGTTCACACTTGGACTCTAGCATTTCACAAGTGGCTTTAGGGATAGGGCTAAAACCCTCATAAGTTGGATAGATAACTCCACAGAGCTTATCCTCTTCAGCTAATTTATAAGCCATATTTTCTCCTATCTTACATAAACATCAATTGATGTTTTCTCATTAGTTAAGTAGGCTTTCCCCTTAAAACCAAAAGGAGTGTCATAAAGTCTACCCTTAACATCACCCCAAGATGAAGGCACAGAAAGGATAATATGACCATCTTGGTCTGAAAGGAAGCCATAAGCATTATAGCTCTTATTCACATTTACACTTGTAGGGAAGTTGTTACCTGAGGAATAAGTCCACTCATAACCACTGTATTCTACCCTACCTAGTGATATAAATTGAGCCAAAGTGTAGATCTGTTGAGTTCCTGACTGATCTAGACCATCACTAGTTTTATCTGAAAACTTATCATAGCCATTAGCCTTTTCAACTTCCTTCTTACCTGGCTCTTTATCTTGCTTAGAGTACTCAGTTTTCTCTTTTACAGCAGACTTAGGTAAGTAACCAACAGTACCATTGTACTTATCATAGATAAGCCATTCACCACTGATCTTACCTGTAACCTTGTTACATTTATAAAAGGTATCAAGCACAGTGTTGTCACCATTACCTTTAATACCTTCAACCTTGTCCACTACAATCTCATAGAAAGTTCTTTGTACTCCCCCACTCTTCTTAGGTTTACCTGCATCAGCACTAGTACCACTAGATCCATCAGGAGTATAGTTATCCTGACCTCTGATTCTCACAATCCTAAGAATAGTTGCTCCATATCCTGTAATGGTTCTTGTGTGCTCAATTACATGAGTGATTCCATTGAAGTTTTGTTCAATAACTCTAGCATTATTTACTCCACCTCCTCCATACACAAGAGTGTGACCATAAGGTGTAGAAGGTTCATTAGTGGAGATAATGTCACCCACCTTTAATTGAGACTCATTTGAGTAAGGTATAACATCAGCAAAGCTACTGACATCATTACCTATACCAATCTGGTTACCATTACCTAGTAAAGACCCTCCAAATTGTTGAGCTACCCAATTCACAATGTCTACACACTGGTAGGGTTGACTAGGAGGAAAGCCATCAACATCAATGGATTGACCTACCACACGCTGTGCAACTTGGTAAGCATTTGTCATATCAATTATACCTCAATCTTATCTCTCAGTAAACTTGAGCACAACCCTGTTATGTAAGAGAAGTCATAGCTAAACTCCTCATTATCTAAGGTGATAATGTTGTCTTTTTTCCTACAAAAGATTGAATATTTCTCTAGTGTGAGTTCAAGATAGTCACTATCCATCCACTCTTTAGCTCCTCCATAGTCATGGTTCTTATAAACCTGTCTAAAGAAGTATTCCACAGCAGATTCCACAAGGATTCTATTTCTCATACGTTTCACAAGAAACTTTTTATTCTCCATAGTACTCCATCTCTCTTTCAATCTCTTTTAGAGCATACTCAACCCTCTGAATATCACTTTTTAGGATCTCATTTTGGATCACACTTTGGTAATCAGTAGGGTGAGATGCTAAGTGCTCTTCAAGTTTAAACTGTTTAGCTTCCATGCTGTGTAGCTGGGTAAGCTTATTCTTGTATCTGTTATATAGCCTTGATACTATAATGTTCATTAGTTCTCCTAGTTGATGTGACTAAACTTAAGGAAGTTTCTTAGTGTAATCTGTGCTTCTCCTAGTGCATACACAGTGAAGATCTTCTCACCAGCACTGAATAAAGCACTTCTCTGAGCATCATTTAGATACCATGCAGAATACATTAAGTCATAACCTTCCATTGGGTTACTATTAGGGAAGATACCTTCACCACTAGCATCATCACCAATCCAGTTACATCCCCACTGTCTTCTAAAGATCTCAGTAAGCTCAATCTCAGATTGCTCTCCTGTAGCCTCATTCTTAGCACTTACAACTAAGTGTACATCTGATAGAGGAGTTACTTTCCTACCATCACACTGTGATACATCCATCTTAATGATGAACTTTAAGAACCATCTTTGGAATCTATCCAAGTCACTTGGCACAAGGACTCTAAACTGAGCAGATCCTTTAGTTCTATCAATCACAACAGTATCACTTGGAGACTCATTCTTCTCCTTAGGTGATTCATCCTTACTCTCAAGGGCTTTCTTGACCACTTCAAAGTACTTGTTAGCTCCATCAATACGCTCTTGAAGGGCATTACCTGGAACTCCTCCCCAATCGGCAAGGAAACGTGCTGTAAGCTGTGCAATATCTCCATCACTAGAAGCAACTTCTTTTACCACATTCTTCAGTGTTTCTTCAGACATCATGAAGGCTACTTGTGTGTTAAAAGTAAAGATGCTACTATTTCTTGCTCTAGCAAACTCATATAATGCTTTAGACCTTGGGCCTGTCCACTGACCTAATCCAAGACCAATCCAGTGTTTACCACCTACATTATACCCAGGTTCATTAAGTGGGTCTTTATAGAGTGATGCAAAGGCTTGCCATGATCCCATGAGGTTTTCTGCTGTAGGTTCTTGTGCTACTTTATCATATTGTTTGCCTGTAGCATAGTCAGCCTCATATCTTCTAGCAGTAACATTAGACTCTCTCACAAAGTAACCAATAATAGCAGATACACCTTGTGCCTTAGCCTCAGGAATCTCTTTCTTGATAGCTCTAGCAAAGGTTTTTACTCTTGTTTCAATATCATCACTCTCAGATCCTTCAATACTATCATCTGAGTAAGGAGCACAGGAAGAAGCAGTAGAAAGGGAATCCACGTAGTCAAGAGCATAGAGGTCAGTCACCCCTCCTCTACGCTGTTTTGATTGCTGGATT